TCCATGGCCTTAAAGGCTCTGATTACTTCTCGGATTTCTTTCCGATTGTAAGCATCAACCTGTGCCTGATCCATTACGCTCCTCTAATATCTCGATCGCCGTTAAAATATCTTCCGCCGATTCCCACTCCCTCATAGGGATATGGGTCGCGATGGCTAACTCGACTAGGAGTCTGCTGATACTTCCTCGGCTATGGCTTTTGGGCTATCAGCGTCCACATCTACATCCTCGATGCTTTCCATCCATGCTTCGAGTGGCTTGACTGGTTGTCCTGCCGCTTCTCGCTTCATCGCGCTATGAGCTACGAATAAGATGTCCCACATTCCAGAGAAGTCCGATATAGATTTCTTGGTAGCCACTTCCCATTTGGCGAAGTCCGGTGGATAGGCCACATAAGTAGCCTGATCCCCCGACTGGTATTTAATTGTGATTGCTTTTTTCATCTTTGCTCCCGTTGGTTAGATTACGAAATTGTTAGGGTTGGCTTTGCTGTTCCCTGTAGAACGAATGTGATTTCCTGAGCATCCTTACCAGTTCCAGAAGCATCTGGGAATACTGGAAGAACGTTACCTGTGAAGACTGCGCCTGTGGCAGCTGTGAAGGTATAAGCGAGTGAAGTGTTTGGTGCTGATGATGCAGCAGTCCACATCGCCTCGCAGAGTGAGTTAGTTGCGCCCCAGTCAGCAAGCATGGTGATTGAAAGGGTTGCAGTTGTGTCTAGTGCGTAGAACACTTTGCCATCGATTGTCTCGTAGGCATTGCGCTCTAGTGATGTTGCTAGTGTTGTTGAAGTTGTTTGATCCCCGTAGGCCTTGGTATCGATTGTTAGCGAGATATCGCGACCTGTGATGACTGTTGTTGGCATTTTGTCTCCTTAGACTGTTCGCGTGTAGTGGGTACTAACGACGATATCGGCAACGAGCAGATTGCTTGCGCCTACTTGTGTGACGGTTGGACGTTGGACATCGCTCACTTCATAACCTGCTGGAATGGCGAGTACAACGCTTTCGATGAGTTGCTCGATGTTGTCGAGCGATGCTGGATTGCTTGAATAAGCCACGCAGCAAGATATAGTGAAGTTGAGTTTGCACTTGAAGGTATTGTTACCGATCGTGTCGAACTCCATGTAAGGTGAAGATGGGACGAGAACTACCGCCGGGACTGGGACGTTCTCTGGGACGTATGAGAAGACGTTAGCTGCGACTGATCCAAGTGCTGTGGCAAGTGGAGTGCGGACGGCTGAAAGAATAGTTGAGGCTGGCATTACTGGGCGATCGTTCCGACATCGACGAGTGAACCTAAAAGACCAACGCAGCGATTGTAAAGTGATCGGCCCATGCGGAATGGCGATGGGCTAAAGTCCACGCCTTCAATCTGGCCACCAGCTGCTGTGCGACTCTGGAAGATTTCGACAGAGACGACTAGGACGGCTGATTCTACTGCGCTGTTGCCGACATAAGTGGAAGCGCCAGTAAGGGTAGCCAACCCTGATGGGATCACATTTTTTGAGATGATATCAGCGTTAGTAATCGCCGCTGAGAATGAATCGTCATCGAGTAAGTCTGTTGTGATTGTGCGAGTGCCGTTGAATGGGCTACCGCATCCGCTGATAACTACGGACTGGCCTTCTCCGAATGGGTTAAGTTGAACTGTTGAGAAGTATGCGACGTTATTGTTAAGCGAGACTGCATCGATGGCGACTGAGTAAGTCACGAGCATTGGCAGGATAATCGCCTCTGCACTATCGATGATGTCTGATAGAACTGCGTCCGAATACAGAGAGGAAGAAACGCCAAGCGTTGATCTAAGCTCGGAAGCCGTGATAATTGTTGGCATTTCTTTCCTCTCGGTAAACGACTGGGGGAACGATCGGGAGCAACCGCTCCCCCATGATTAGTTTGTTTGACTATGCAGTCATGTTGTAGCGACGAACGCCTGCGCCGACCTTGGTGGCGATTGCGTAGTAACCATAGACGGCCACCTGTAGGCGACCATTTGCGAGAGCCTGAACCTGAACTTGGGTCTTTGGAGCCTCGTAGAATGTTACTGCTTCTGGAACGACGATGAATGCAGAATCATCGATGAGTGTTGTTACAGACATGTGTGGATCGACGAATAGGTTAAGACCCATTACGTTTCCTGTGATGCTGTTTACGCCGACAGATCCTGGAGCATTTGAAGGCTGTGCAGCTGTAAATAGTGGACGATTTGTTGTGTCCTCAGCTGAGATGATTGTCTCCCACCATGCTGTGTTAGCGATGATGTTCTTGGCGAACTTTCCTGCTGCGTTGTACGCTGCTGGAACTTCCTTGCCAATGTAAGACTTGAAGCCTGCGATTGTTGTCGCTTGTGATGTTGCCTGTGTACCGCCAGCGACGAGAGCTGCTACTAGAGCCTGATCTGTTGCCTTTGCGTATGCGTAGTTGAGTTCCTTGATGAGTTCATCGTAGAACGCAGGTGATGAGCGATCTAGGAGTTCCCATGAGATCGTCTGAAGTCCGGCAGCCTTCTTAACATCTACTGTGATGTAAGTTGAAGCCATTTCTGTTCCGCCAAGTGCTTCGCCTTCTGTTGAAGATGAATCGATTGTTGGAGCAGTTGAAAGCTTAGGAATTGTGAATGACATTCCGCTTTCGACTAGGTTGCCACGAGATACTGCATCTACGGCTGGACGGCCATCGATTGAAGTTGTTACGAACTCGTTTAGGTGTGGAGCGAGTGTAAGTCCTGTGTTTGTTGAAGTATCGTTTGTAGCCTTGACGATCATGCGTGCTTCGTCATCGCCCATCGATGCCTTGATGTTCGCCTCAAGGAACTGACCTGCTGTGAGGTTAGTGTTGATGCGTGGAGTTGCGTAGAATGCTGGCTTTGATGCAGCAGCCTCTACTTTGGTCGCTTCTACCGCTTCAGTTACGGCAGGAGCTTCTGGAACGGTAGTGTCTGACACTTGTTCTCCTTCTGTTGGTTGGGTTGCATCTGCTACCTCTTCAGGAGCAGAATCTTCTGATGCAGCGACTTCAGCAACACGCGCTGAATCGATTGCTGGATCGGTGACGAGTGAAGTCTCGACGATCGATGATTTGCTGATGACCATAACGCCATCTTGGTTGTCCCATGCATCGACCTTGACGCCGACTGAGAATCCGTCGCGTAATCCTGTTGATGCTTCGATAAGGCTGTCATTTCCTGCCGCTGTTTCAGCGATCTTGAATGTTGCGACGATGCCGGAATCGGTGATCTCGTGTGCGATCAGTTTACCGATTGGACGTGTGCGATCATGCTCTAGGAGCAGTTTGATGTTCTTGTTAAATTTGATTGAATCTGAAGCGAAGATAGTTGGACCAGCAGAAGTGTTGCCCTGCTCGCCCCATGTAACGATCTGGCCAGAGATTGTGCGAGATTGTGAATCCGCAGCTGTTAGTGTAATTGGGACTTCAATCTTCATCGGATCAAGTCCTCCTCTTCTTGGATTTGTTCAACGCTCATCGCGCCGATCGAGTTGAGTATCTGATAAACCTGAGCGCGTTCGTAAGGATTTCCACGAAGGAAGTCGTCTAGGTCGAAGCGAATCTGTGAAGTGCTAGGGCAGATGTCCGGGAGTGAGAGCCTGCTCTCGATCGCAGCCAAGATTGGGCGAAGCGAGAAGTCCACCAATGAACGACGTTCTGAAGTAGCGTTGGAGTAGGTCATAGAGGTAGTTTCTGCTGAAAGGAAGTAAGCAGGGATGCCTGAAGCTCTTGCTATCTCCAACGCCACATATTGACGAGCCTCTACGAGCTGAAGGCTCTTAGGATCGAATCCGACTGACTGCATTTCTACATCTGCATTGAGGAACGCTGTTGATCGAGTAGCGCGAGAGTTGCGCCATGCTTCGAGAAGTTTAGCGATGCGCTCTGAAGTTAAATTAGTTCCGTTGCTCTTTAGAACCATCGATGGGACTGGCTCTTTTGCGTACTGAAGCGCGGCCTTCTCAAGTTCGATTGCTGCAACGATTGTTCGACCGCCACGATTTATTAAACCTTCATCTGCACCATCGAAGCGAATAACTGAACCGACTCCAGCAATAGGTGCGAGTCTGCCATCGACTTCATAGCCTTCGATCTCGTTCATCGCTAGATTGTATTTAGGATTGACGCGCTTAGGATCGATGCGAGTCCAGGAGCGAACGCGACCATCTTCTGCATAAGCATCGAGGACTAATCCGAAGCCGACGCCATACAGCCAGATATCTTCAGCCAGCCAGTTGTAAACCACGAATCCTGAAACGCGTGGGTCTGGTTGGTTGATAACTCTTAAAGGCTCAATGTGTGCGCCAGTAAATTTGTTATATTGCTCAAGCGGAAGCGATCCGATAGTTCCGCAGATGATGTTACGGGCGCGAGCGACCGCTGGAACCGACATAGCAGATGCGCGATCGACTGTCGTTGGAGCATTTAGCAATCCATAGACAGAAGTTGAAAGATTGAATGGCTGAAGTGAGGCTTCTACATCTGTCTGCTTTTCAGCCACAGGTGGAGCCCCTAGAAAGAATTCTTTTAGTCCCATTAGTGCATATTGTACACTATGTCCGATTTATCCGACTACGATGTCATGTTCCGTTTCTCCGCGAGTCGCAAAGTGGCAGACCATCGCCATCGATACAGCCGCGCAGATCGTGGCATTCGAGACCTTACGTCCCAAGTACCAACCACCATCCTTGAATGGAAGTTTTACAGCTGAGAGGACTTGTCTTGTGAACTCGTCTTGGTCTGGATGAAATAATCTTCCGGAAGTGATCGCGGTAAGCATTTCGTCGCAAGCCTGACCATATACGCTGCCATCAATAGGCGTAGTTGAGATACCTGCTGGCGATAGTAAAGCGGCAACAGCCCCGGATGTCTGGCGACTATAAGCAACGGTCTCGGTTTGGTATTTGCGTACCCAGTCTGCGACGTCGTTGGCGATTTGCTTCGCGTCCAGGTTGATTGGGTTTGTCCAGGTTTGGAGTAGAACGACATTGATATTATCTCCTTCTTGTTGGGCTGCTACGAGTGAGCCTTCTTGCCTGTTCGGACTTAGATCGATCGCCATCCATGTGAGAGCTTCTCGATCTAGTTTCAGATCCTTCTTTGCGCCTGCATTCCAGTTACTTGGATTGATCGCTGGATTAACTACCGATACCCATTGGCATAGAAGTTCGGTTCTTACAATAGATTCCTCATCGGACATGGCCGCTTCGAGGTTATCTAAACTGATTGTGTAGCCTGCCGATGGATTGGCCTGCATCCAAGCGTTCTTATCTCGGATGTCGCACCCTGGCTCTGCCGACCACTCGAACCAACCGATCCGATCATCTGCACCAGCGGCAGCAGCTAAACCGCGCTCCCTTAATCTATTAAGCACAATGCTGTGTTGGTCTCCAGCGTTGCTGAAAATTAGTGTCTGAGGATTAGGGGTTGCCATTTGGGTATATCGAAGCGATGACCAGACTTCATCATCGTGGAACTCTCGAACCTCATCCATGTAGATCGTATCTGGCGCGGCAATACCACGAGACGCTGAGTTATTGGCTCGCACCAAGTAACGGCCCCCGGACTTTAACTTGATCTCCTGCGATCCCTTGGACTCGTACTTCTTGCCGAAGTCATCTACCAATTTTGCATGGCTCTGGATTGTGTCATCGATCTTCCAGAAGATTTCACTCGATGTTGTGAGTTTGTGAGCTGTGTGGACTTGTAACTTCTGCCCAAGAGCGAACATTCTCCATAGAATCATGAGCTGCATGAACGTACTTTTGCCATTCTGCCTGCTAATTATGCAACCCACTTCCTTAAAATACCACTTGTCATCCTCTGTGACTTTGCAGATTTCATGGGCTAAGAATTGTTGCCAAGGTAGCAAAAGGTAACCTATTGACTCGCACCATTCGATAAAATCGATGCCGTAAGAGGGCAAATCTGGGGATTTAGTCCATATTCGGGGTTCTGTCACACCTCGGTAAGCCGTTTGAGGCCCTTCTAAGCCTATTTCAGCCTGATTAGGTATATTCACTCGGAATCATCCTGATAGTGGCTTATTGAGGCGTTTTTCGGGTAAAAAGAACCAAGGAGGGTCATGGGTGTTCTAGGCTCATCAAAAAACCTACCCCCCTTCTTGAGATTGCATTGCTGGCACAGTAATTGAAGATTACTTAGTGAATCATCTCCACCTAACTTGCGTGGGACTATGTGATCGACATGATTACCATCCATGCCGCACATCTGGCACACGCCGTCTCTTCTGATTACTATCTCTCGCAGCTTGCGCCACTTAGTAGTTGAACCATTAGACCTTAGTGCTGATCGCTTACTCATTGCCAACCCTTAGTCTTTAGATGTTGTAGTGCATTACAGTAATTAGGTTCATCGTACTCTGTTACTCCATAACGATGCATTACATAATGCCAATAAGTCCAGAATTGCTTTACTGCTGATGCAGTACGCATTGACTCACTCTTAATCTGATAGAAGCCATAAGTTTGTTTAGTGCCGTTCTTATTACCAACAGCTCTTAGATTCCATCGACTTTCTCTATAGATAATCTCATGATGGCATAACTCTTGTTTATCTGTGAGCTGATACTTTGCTAATTCTTTGACGTATTTGATTGCAAGGTTTGACGCCTGTGCATCTAGGGGCATTGCCATAGATAGAGATATCCCAATAGCGATGGCTACCTTGCGGCCTCTCCCTACCGGGGCCGCCTTGAGCCCCTGATGGGCTCTAGCCCTGAGAGTACCAGACGTGTCAAATACATTCATAAAAGTCCTGTTCAGAGCGGTGTTTCGTTATCGGTTGTCGGTTGAATAGAATCCTGATCCCTTGAATGAGACCCCTACAGAGCTGTAAACCTTGTGCATCGATGATTGGCAATAAGGACATATTAAATCGTGCGGCTCATTGACTGAGTACCATTGTTCTATTCGAGCATTGGACTCACAGTTCTCGTTATCGCACTCGAACTCATAAGTTGGCATCTGGATCAACCTCACATGTTCTGCATGTTTCGGTGAACGCCCATGCGCCACACATCTTGCATCTCATAGG